GCGCCGCCCGCAAGGCTTGGGATAAGGCCATCAAGAAAACCACCCTCGAAAACATGCTCAAGGCGATCACCGAATACGTCGCCAAGAAGCCCGAGAAGATCGACTTCAAGCACCCGGCGACTTGGCTCAATGGCGAATGCTGGGATGACGAGTGGGAACCGGTACAGGCTCGCGTGCAGCGCCCGATGTTCCAGCAGTCAGCGAACTACGGCCGCCCAGAGCCCGTCATTCAAGAGCAAATCACCGAGGAAGAAAAAGAGCGCCGCCGCCAGATGGTAGCCAGAGCGCGCGAAGCAGGACTGATCGGGAGGACGATGCAGTGAACAGGAGAAAGCTTCTCGGCTTCATTGCTGGTGGCGCTGTGGCTGGTCCAGCAGCGGCGAAGTCCATCGTCGCAGAACTGCCAAAGGGTCTCTCTGGCGGCATGATGCCGTTTCCTGGCGGTGGCGTCTACGCTGGATACGGAAATCTCGTCGGCCCAACTGACCCAGGCAGTGGCGATTGGAGACTTAGAGAGATTGCCGACATCAAGCGCTGGCTATCGGGAGAACTGACGGACGAGGAGAAGGAGCGTGAGCAGCGTCGGCGTATGCATACGCTTCAGAACTCCATCACTCAGAACGTCGCCGGCCTCCGATCTGTATCCGGTCTCCACAAGATGCGCATGTTCGATGGTCAGATGCACGCGCTTAACGATCGCATCGAGCGGTCAGAGCGCAAGGGCTATCTGTCGCGGCTTCTGCGGGAGACCCACAATTGATCGACCACCGCCAGCGTCAGACAGAAAGCGCCAGGCGAGAACGCCGCCAACTCCTCTTCAAAGACATGACATTCGAACAGGCACAGGCAGCAGCGAAAGAGAAGAGGGTGCCTCAAGGTTCAATTTGGCATTGGGCCACTGGTCACATCTGGGGGCCGATCGGCTCGGCGCAGGAGAGATCAAATGCAGCGTGAATGTCCTTTAACCAACGAACAGATCGAGGTCGTCCGCTGGCTCTCCTACGGCAAGACGTATTCAGAGGCTGCGGAGTTTATGGGCATCAGCATGAAAGCCACGCAGCGCCGCGTTGAGCGCGCTTGGCGGGTGACAGGCACATTCAACAAGACGGCGCTGGTAGCAATGGCGCTAAGGAAAGGATGGATTCTATGAACGTTCAATCACCATCCAGGTTCAGCAACTCCCACAAGGTAGACCTAAAGAAGGCTGCGGAGATGTGGGCCGAGGATGTCTCAGCGTCCCAGATCGCGGCATTGTTTGGCGTCACTCGCTCGGCAGTTATTGGCCTGACTTTCCGCAATCGTGACCTCTTCCCCTTGAAGCCGAAGAAGGTTTCGGTGCGCCGGCTTCGCGCCGAGGCCCGGGCTCTCATGCCGAAGGCTCCCAAAGCTCCTAAGCCTTCGAAGCCACTAAGCCCTCAGAAGGTCGCCAAGATCGAGGCAAACGAATACGACACTTCAAGAGCAGATTTCCAGAAGCCTCTACACCTCCTGTCATCGTGCGAATGCCACTGGCCACTGAATGAAGGCTCACCCTTCATGTTCTGCGCCGCCGAGACTGACGAAGGGCAGAGCTTCTGCACCCAGCACAAATTGCGGGCATACCGTCCGCGGATCAAGGCAGAGCGCGAAAGGGATGCTGCATGAGCGAGATACCCGATGATGTTTTTAGATTCGCTGTCGCAGCCTTGGATTTGTCGAAGTATCCGGCAGGTACGACCAACACGGAAATCCTCGCTTACTCGGTTCTAGCCGAGCGCAACCGCTGCATCTCCATTGCACGCTCCATAGACCCCCATAACGAAGCAGAAGCCCACCTTATCGAGACCATCGTGAGGAAAATGCGAGGCGATGAATGAGCAGTAAGGCCGAAAAGCTCAGGCAGAAGCGAACCGTACAACGTGGCCGGCCAATCAAGGCTGACGTCGCCCGCACCGACAGCGGTCGCATCTCTCGCTCTCAAAATCCTTCAGAACCAGCAGACAAGGTAGCTAGAGAGGCCAGAATGAAGATCTTTGGCGTTGACGCATCGATTGCCAGCACTCCGCAGGCTGCTACATTCATGGGGCGCCTGTCTCTTCTCGGCCAGCAGGGCGGAGGCATCTCCACAGACCAGTACGACGCTCTCGTCCGCTTCTCCATGGACCGGGAGAGCTACATGCGCTCGATCATGGCGCCCGATAGCCTCGTTGTTGCCGGCGCTGGCGGCAGAACGTCGATCGACGATGAGGAGGACGCTGAATCCCGCCTTCGCTGCAAGCGCCGCTATGACGCCGCCCGCGTGGCTATCCAGGCAGCACAGAACGAACACCGCTCGTCGAACCTCTGGGCTGTTGTGGATTTCATCATCATCAAGAACTTGGACTTTTCGCACATGATCGGCGATCTAAGACTTGTGGGGAATGCCTTGAACAGGCACTATCAAGGGCTTGACCGGAAACGCGAAGCAGCGTAATTTCGTCCCCATGTTGTAAAGTAAGGTTCTGTGTCCTTACTTGGACTTTTCTCCATTTCAGAAAACAAGACCCGCTCCGCCTCTCTACGGCGCACCGCAGCGGGTTACTCATCGGGGCAATGCCTCAACGAGCAGCTGGAAGCCCACGGTTCGAGTCCGTGCATGGGCCAAGGGAAGGCCACCGGCCCGCAACGTACGGTCAATTCGTGACAGCCGGAGAGACGGCACAGAGATTTCACGCCCCGCCCTGAGAGATCAGAGGCGGGGTTTTTGCTTGGAGACAGAGTGACCCATTTCTTCATAGTGTTCGGGCCCGCTATTTTCTGCGCGGTCGCGCTGTTGGTGTCTTATTTCCACAAGAAGTGGCGGTGTGAGGCGCGGGTCAACACCCGGATCGCTTCCGCCAATAGTTGGCGGCGACCTCCGCATCGGGGTGATTTCGATAGCTCGTCGTGGACTGGCCGATAAAGCCCAAGCCCTCAGGAGGGAAGTGATGTACTACCGCATCACCAGTGAAGACGAAGCCCGGTTGCGCGAGAACTGCACCAACATCGTCAAGCGTCACTGCCGGATCGGGAAGGTATCGCCGAAGCCACCGAAGCATTGGGGCAAGTTGACGCTCCCAACGCAGCCGGTCATCCCGGCTATCCCGAACACAGGCCAGACCCCTTGGGGACCGCTGCAATGGTGGCAGAACCCAATCGTGAGCGTCTGCTGACCAAGCCAACAACAGGGAAGTGAGATGAGCGACCTAATGGTTCTGCTACCAGACCAGAGAGCAGAACTCGCCATCAACAGGCTAAAGCTCCTCCAGGCAGCGGCAGACAGAGGCTTCTCACACCTCGAAGCCGACAACGTACTCTGCGAATTGCTGATCGATCTCAACTTCGGTGACGTTGTTGATGAATGGCAGAAGGTCGCGAAAGTTTACTGAGTGCGGCGAAACACTTCTGGCATCAGAATTTCATTCCAACTGGTGAGGTAGAGACCAATGGGACAGCGCGGCCGAAAGGCTGGCTTCCGCATGTCGGATGACCACCGGGTTAAAATCCAAAACAGCAATATTCTCAATGCCCTTATCGAACACGCTACAGGTAAGCGTGAGATGAGCGCTACGCAGGTCACCGCAGGTCTAGGGCTGCTTCGCAAGGTGCTGCCCGACATGTCCTCGGTAGACATGAGCGTGGAAGGCGATGTGAATTTCGTTGTCAGCGGCGAGCCTGTGTCTGAAGAGGCATGGCTCAAGGCAAATGAAGCCCGAGATTAAATTTGCGTGGGCGCCACAGGCCGGTCCTCAGAAGGCGCTTGTCGATTGCCCCTTCCGCGAAATCTTCTTCGGTGGAGCCCGAGGCGGCGGCAAGACTGACGGCGTTCTAGGCAAATACGCCATCAAGGCGGCTCGATACGGCGACGGCTTCAACGCCCTGTTCTGCCGGCGCGAGCTTCCGATGCTCGATGACGCGATTGAGCGCAGCAAGGAGATTTACGGCAAGATCGGCGCCAACTGGAACGACCAGAAAAAGACATGGTTCTTCCCTGGCGGTGGCCGGTTGAGGTTTCGCCCTCTTGAGCGAGTACAGGACGCGGACAAATACCAGGGGCAGAACGTTTCTGACGCCTGCATCGAGGAAGCGGGCATCTATCCCGATCCTAAGCCGATTGATCGTCTCTTCGGCATTCTGCGCTCTGCCAAGGGCGTTCCAACGCAACTGATCCTGACGGGCAATCCTGGCGGGGCAGGGCAACACTGGATCAAGCAGAGGTACATCGACCAGGCGCCAAGTGGTATGAAGCTCTTGGTTCGCAAGCTTCCGAACGGGAAAGAGCACCGATACGTGTTCATTCCCTCGCGCATTCAGGACAACAAGCTCCTGATGCACAATGACCCGGAATACATCAATAACCTGTATCTGGTCGGCTCCGAGCAGCTTGTGAAGGCTTGGCTCTCTGGCGACTGGAACGCGGTTGAGGGCGCCTTCTTCGATTGCTGGGATACGGCAAGCCATGTGGTTCGGCCTTTCGAGATTCCAGAGGATTGGACGCGCTTTCGCTCGATGGACTGGGGCTCGGCCAAACCGTTCTCTGTCGGATGGTGGGCAATTGCCTCGGACGATTACGAGACTGCATCTAGGATCATCCCCGCGGTTCGATTGTCCGTTATCGCGAATGGTACGGCTGCAAGGAAGGCGAGCCGAATACAGGTCTGAAACTCACGGCTGAAGAGGTCGGCAAGGGCATTCAAGAGCGGGAGCACGGTGACAAAATCGCATATGGCGTTCTGGATCCGGCAGCTTTCTCGCAGGATGGCGGCCCTTCGATCTATGAGCGCATGTCCAAAGCCACTGACCACAAGGTCACATTCCGGCCAGCAGACAACAAGCGTGTTTCCCAGAAGGGCGCATTAGGCGGCTGGGACCAGATGCGGGCACGCATGAAGGGCGACGGCGAAAGGCCAGCCCTGTTCGTGTTCTCGACCTGCAAGGACTTCATTCGGACAGTTCCGTTGCTTCAGCATGACCAGGACAGGCCGGAAGACTTGGACACGGAGTCGGAAGACCACGTTGCCGACGAGGCGCGTTACGGCTGCATGTCTCGCCCGTATATTCGAGAGCTGAAAAAGAAAGAGCCGGTTCGCGAACTCGGCTTCGAAGCGGACGGCAAGGGCCTGATCCGCTCCAACCTCACGTTCTCAGAACTGATGAAACGCCAGGAAAGAAGGAGGCGTACGCAATGAGTGACACTTTTAGCGATAGCGCGAAACGTGGCGTTGCTGTCACGCCGAGCGACACGACCGTTGTTGACTGCCAAGCCATCTATGTCGGAGGCGCTGGCAACCTCGTGGTCGAACACTACAACGGCGGGCCGAAGACCACTTACACGGCCATTGCTGTTGGCGTCGTTCATCGCATCAGCGCCTACCGTATCGCAGCGGCGACCACGGCAACCCTGATCGTGGCTCTCTACTGATGAGCGAAGCTGTCGACACTGCCGAGTTCGAGACAGAGAAAGACGCTGGCTCGGGCGATGCAGGCTTGGTGAAGCTCTGGCTGGCTGCGATCGATCTCGCCTCGAAAGAGGAGGAGGGCTGGCGCAAGGAAGCTGAGGGCGTTGTCAAGACCTATCGCAACGGAGATGCGCGTCATTTCGGCTCGGTAGAGCGTCAGCACAACTTCAACATTCTGTATTCGAACATCGAGACCATTTGCCCCGCGGTCTACAACTCGACGCCTATCCCTGACGTTCGCACGCGGTTCTCCAAGGATGACCCAGTAGCGAAGGAGGCCGGCGACTTCCTTGAGCGCTGCCTGTCCTACGATCTCGATGTTGACGACTTCGACACGGCGATGGATCTGGCCGTCAAGGATAACGAGCTTGTCGGCCGTGGCGTCACCCGCGTTCGGTATGTCCCATATATCAGCGGCGACCAGGAAACCGGTGAGCAGATCGCATGGGAAGACGTTCCGACCGAGCATGTGCCGTGGTCGAGCTTCCGTCGTGGTCCTGCGCGTGTCTGGAAGGACGTCCCGTGGATTGCGTTTGAGCTATTCCTGACCCGCGATCAGTTGGTTAAACTGTCCCCGGAGTACGGCGGCAAGGTCAATCTGGATTTCACCGTCTCTGAGCAGGACAAGGACAAGACTGATTCGCCGCCGCCCGAGATCTTCAAGCGCGCTCGCGTCTGGGAAATCTGGGATAAGGATAAGAAGCAGGTCATTTTCATCGCCACCGGCTATTGCGACGAACCGTTGCTAGTCACTGATGATCCGCTCGGTCTGACTGGCTTTTGGCCTATCCCGCGCCCGCTTAATGCGGTTGAAACCAGTGACACGCTCGATCCTATCCCGCCGTTCCGCATGTACAAGGACCAGGCAGAGGAACTGAGCCGCGTTACTCGGCGCATCACGTCGCTGATCCAAATGCTGAAGGTTCGCGGCGTCCGTGATGCCCAGATTCCAGAGTTCGAGGACATTGCCAACGCAGACGACGGCGATTTCGTGCCGATGGAGGACGCGACGGCGCTCTATGCTCAGGGCGCGACCTTCGACAAAGCCCTGTGGATGATGCCGATTGATGTCATTCAGCAGGTCATTCAGGGCCTTTACGTCCAGCGTGAGCAGATCAAGCAGGTCATTTACGAGATCACCGGCATTGCTGACATTCTCCGCGGCGCGTCGGACCCGAACGAAACGCTTGGCGCCCAGCAGATCAAGGCGCAATTCGGCTCGCAGCGCATCCAGAAGAAGCAGAAGGAGGCCGCGCGCTACGCTCGTGACCTTCTCCGCATCAAGTCGGAGCTGATCGCCAATAAGTTCCAGCCTCAGACGCTGCAGATGATGAGCGGCATTCAGTTGCCGTCGATGCAGGACAAGCAGGCTGCGCAAATGCAGATCCAGCAGCTTCAGGCACAGGCACAGCAGACAGGCCAAGAACCGCAGATCCCGGAAGAACTCACCGAGATCATGGACAAGCCGACCTTTGACGAGGTGTTGCAGCTTCTCCGCTCGGATATCCAGCGCCAATACCGCGTTGATGTCGAGAGCGATTCCACCATTCGTGCCGATCTGGCTCGCTCGCAGGAAAACATGAGCATGTTCCTCCAGGGAACGGCTCAATTCCTGTCGGCGGCTGGTCCTGCGGTACAGGCTGGGATGCTCCCAGGCGCCGTCGCGGTCGAAATCTTCTCGTCCTTCGCCCGGAACTTCAAACTCGGCAAGTCGGCAGAGGATGCGCTGTCAACGCTCACGGAACAGGCCAAGGAACGGGAAGGCCAGCCTGACCCGGCACAGCAGGCGCAGCAGCAGGCCCAGGAATTCGAACAACAAAAGCAGCAGTTCGAGCTCCAGTCCAAGCAGATGGACATGCAGATGAAGCAGCAAGAGCACGAAATGAAGCTCGCTGAGATGCAGATGTCCATGGAGATCAAGCGCGAGGAAATGCGCCTGAAGCAGGAAGAGCTAGCGATGAAAGAGCGTGAGATGGGTATCGAAGCCCAGCTTACCGCCATGCGGGCCCAGGCTGAGGTGCAGTCGGCCAATCTCAAGGCTCAGTCTCAGGAACACAGTACGCGCCTCGGCATGGAGTCGGCAGAGCACAAGGCTCGGATGATGCAGCAACCGAAGGAGAAGGCATGACGGTTTACGTCTTCCGCAACGGCCAATACGTCGACAAGCGGACTGGCGAGCCGATGCTGTCAGATGCAGACCGCGCGAAGCCGATCGCCGCTCCGATGGTCGTTTCTGACCTCCCGGCCTATGCCTCGCCGCTCGGTGATGGCGTCATTGAGGGCAGGGCGGCCCGTCGCGAGCATTTCAAGCGCACCAACACCCGCGAGGTTGACCCGGGCGAATGGCGCGACCGCTCGAAGAAGTTCCAAGCCGAACGCGCCGAAAAGCAAGCCGCAGCCGATGCCTGGAAGGCCGGCAAAGACATTCACCGTGGAACCGCTTAACCGCCGCTGGCGATAGCAAAGGACACCTGAAATGGACGAACTGAACACCGGGGCGACCGAAGTCGTCACCGAAAGCGCCCCTGCGCCTGTCACCGAGACCGCACAGACTACACCCGCATCATTCGAAGACACGATGTCGGCGGTTTACGACAAGATGAACCAGCCGCGAGGCGAAGGCGGCAAGTTCTCCGGCACAGATACGACCGAGACCACGGAAGGCGCCGAGACGGCCGCCACCGAGGAGACGGGCGACGAAAATACTGACCAGCCCTCGGAGAAGGCGCAGGAAACGGCCCAGCCGTCCATCACTGCCCCCAATTCGTGGTCGGCTGAGATGAAAGCCAAGTTCGGCTCTCTTCCACCTGAAGCG